AATAGGCGGTGAAGTGGATCCAGCGTGGAAGTGGAGACTTCTCCTCTCGGAGTTGTCCACACTTAAACGCCGCCAACCAAACCAGTGCATGGTGCACTAAGGCCATTGATGCCCAGGAAGACAGAGCTCCCATGGGCTGTCCACAAGTGTATCTAACCTCATTGGCCCGGTGGAGATCTTCGACATCTTGGTACGTTGGGTTTTTTAGACCTGACATACCTCGATCATCGACGTTCTCTTTCGGAACCAAGAAGGGGAGACCCACAAGTAACTCTAGCCATAAGGTAAAGAGAGGCAAAGGGATCATAGGTTTGAGTAACTCCTTGTAAAGGGACAACGGAATGGTATCCGTTGCACTCTTCAGGTCATACGAGTAAAACTCCGTATAACCTCTTTTGGAGAATTCGAGGAGCTTACCTTCTTGATCGAAGGAAGCGTCTTGAGGCAGCGCCTTGAGACACTCGAACATCCAGACGTGGAGTGGTTTTAACACCAACTGTGTCCAGTAGTCTACGATTGCAATCACGCGGACCTTTCCAGCTGCCTCATATAAGGCGTGTAAACGCCGAAGTATGGGACGACCGTAAGGCCCCTGTTTCCACCATCGAATTAGAATGTCTCGGAACTCAGTAAACCGGAAGCCTTCCGGTGTTACTAAGACTCCTTGATAATCTCGTTCTTTAGTGTGTGACATATTCTCCTTTAAACCGGAGATGCGTGTTGTATCGGAGATCCACAAGGACGCAGAGTCCTCAAACCAACGTTTCGTAATGTCTGCTTTACATATGGTGAGCCATTCCAGGATTAAGTTCCTAGGTTGACATCTCCATGCGTAAGCATCCGCACCCACGGTCAGCAGGGCTGGCCCGCGGTTAGGACCGGACTTCCCGGTGAAGAAAATTGAGTAGGCCGTCGGCCTACCTGCTTTTCGACGCTCTGGGGAGAGGTCCTCCACAGATCTTATAGGAGTTATTTTGAGCAATTTCCAAAACGACGGAACAAAGTTCTGCCAGTCTCGGAAAACATCATTACCGGAGTAATCCGGGTGAGGTGAGGTGATACTCGATAAATCGGGTATTTTCCACTTGCCCTCCATAACCTTATAAGAGTTTAACATCGATGACCAGATTCTGATCACCGAGAGGTTAACACTGCGGATTCCTTGGCGGGCATGTAGTGGTAAGTATCGAGGTAGCCCATGCACCAGCCGTATACGTAAACCCAAGTCTTGGGTCGACGTAAGACGACTTCCTCCAACGTAAGAATTTAAGACAAACAGTCCTATTTTCAAACGCTGGATTACTGCATTGGCTCCCTGGGTCCTAGCCACTCTTGCAAGATACAACCCGAATGAGTTCGTTTCGACTTTTGTTACATAGGAAGCCTTTGTGCCTGTCTTCCAGTATGCAAGTTTATCAAACCAGCGTACTAAAAGTGTCCTGATATTTCTATCAGAGACCGGGATCATCAAAGCCTTAACTGTACCCTCAAAAGATCTCTTAGCTCCAAGAAAGTCTCCGAAAGGCGTGTCAAACTGGTGGTACACCCGTTTTAACGCATGACGAAGAGATTTCCTAGAGCCCGTATAGAACTCATTCAGATATGGATGACGACTATCACGGGGGGAATTTTGAGAAGGACCTGGAGTGGTAGAAGTTGTTGAAGTAGCAAGTTTGCT